AAAGATATAAGTGAGGTCCTTGAACCTTTAGGAATACCTATAGAAACTGGATTGTTCAGTGAGAAACCACCGGATCAGTATATAGTTTTGATTCCTATGAGTGATATCTTCGACCATTATGCTGATGATCTGCCTAGAGCAGAGCTGCAGGAAGTTCGCCTCTCCTTATTCTCAAAAGGCAATTATCAAACAAGAAAAAATGAAGTGGTATCGATACTGCTAAGTTCGGACTTTACCATTACCGATAGAAGGTATATAGGTTATGAAGAAGATACCGGTTTTCACAACTTCGTCGTTGATGCGGCGAAAGTCTATGATTTGAATATTTAATCGAAGGGAGAAATGAAATATGGCAACAATCGGACTGGATGTGCGCCCAGATAGGGCATGATGTTGTTTTGTAGTGTGGGAACTACACCGTAAGATAACGCGGTAAACCACCTGCCTAACCGAAAAGCGAAAGCTGACACGGGAACAGAGCATGGCAGGAAAGCAGTAAGTTGTTTAAGGCAATATAACACGACTGAACTGCAAGGTAAAGTGGATATAAGGTTTAGGTTATATTTACCGAATGTGAGTTTCAAGTATCCGTTCCGATTGGACATAGGAAAGTGCCTGAAACCTATGGCGCAAAGACAAATAAGAGGAGTATCTTGACTCTTATTGTTATCAATAATTTGCGCAACGAGCAGGAGAACCTGTTTTAACGAAACGAAAGCAAAACCGAGAATCCACAATTTCCAACACATCATGCTAACTGGGGATAACCTAAACGGAAACGCCGTAAGGCTATGACCTCTAAGGGTTTGAATATTCCGCAAGGTTACGGAGCGTTCGTAGTAGTCAGGGGCGGTAACGCCGTCATAAAGGCGAAGGGACGCAGTTGTTCTGTACTAAAATGAAAATTGATTAGGGAGGAAAACCTCAAAATGAAACCAACAATGGAAATTTTAGCAAGCATTAAGGAAAATTCATCGAAAAACAGTGAAGAAGTCTTTACAAGGCTTTATCGCTACCTCTTGCGTCAAGATATTTGGTATGAGGCGTACAAGAATTTGTATGCTAACAGCGGAGCGGCAACAAATGGCGTTGATAACGACACCGCAGACGGGTTCAGCAAGGAAAAGATAGATAAAATTATCGCTTCCCTTGCTGATGGAACCTATAAGCCGAAGCCCGCAAGGCGAACCTATATCAAAAAAGCAAACGGCAAAATGCGACCACTCGGGATACCAACTTTCACGGACAAACTCGTCCAAGAAGTTTTAAGAATGGTCATGGAAGCAGTGTATGAACCAGTATTTCTAAATTGCTCTCATGGTTTTCGCCTGAAAAGAAGTTGCCACACGGCTCTCTCAACTCTCAAAAAGGAGTTTACAGGGGCTAAGTGGTTTGTTGAGGGAGATATTAAAGGTTGTTTCGATAATATTGACCACGCCGTATTGGTAGGGTTTATCAACCAGAAAATCAAAGACGCAAGGCTGATTAAGCTGATTTACAGATTCTTAAAAGCGGGCTTTGTGGAAAACTGGCAGTATAACAACACTTATAGCGGTACGCCGCAGGGCGGAATTATTTCGCCATTACTCGCCAATATCTACTTGCACGAACTGGATAAGTTTGTGATGACGCTGAAATCAGAATTTGACAAGCCCAATGAAACTGTAAGGACAAAGGAGTATAATCGTTTGTTCACACAGAGGGTCAAACTGAAAAAGCTGATTGATTGTGCGGACGGGGAAGAAAAGCAGGACTTGCTCAAACAATATAAACAAGTGAGAGCAGAAATGATGAGAACCCCATATACTCCGCAGGACGACAAGAAAATCAAATATATTCGTTATGCTGACGATTTTCTAATCGCCGTTAAGGGAAACCGTGAGGATTGTGTGGAAATCAAGAGAAAACTGGCTGAGTTTATCAGCGGAACGCTGAAAATGGAACTCAGCGATGAAAAAACTCTTATTACACACAGTTCAGAAAAAGCGCGTTTTCTCGGCTATGATGTTAGTATCCGCAGGAATAGTTCGATTAAACCCCATGGAAAAGGGCGACCCACACAAAGAACGCTTAACAACAAAGTGGAATTGCTCATACCCAAGGATAAAATCAGCAAGTTTCTGTTTTCAAAAGGCATTGTTAGGCAAAAGAAATGCGATGAGATGTTTCCGATTAGCAGAGTGCCACTCAGGAACTCCACCGATTTGGAAATCATCACCATTTTTAATGCCGAACTACGTGGTATATGCAACTATTATTCCTTAGCAAGTAATTTTAGCGACTTAAATTACTTTAACTATTTAATGGAATATAGTTGTCTGAAAACGCTGGCAACAAAGCACAAAACCCGCATTACGAAGATTAAGGAAAAGTTTAAGGACGGTAAAGGTTCGTGGGCTATTCCTTATGAAACAAAAGCAGGTAAGAAACTTATGTATTTCGCAAAATACACCAATTGCAAGGGTGCAAATGCAACTGATACCGTAACAAAAGCAGCAGTTACAATTGGTTATAACAGAAACACTTTTGATAAACGGTTAAATGCGGATATATGTGAATTGTGCGGTAAAACAGGCGCAGGGAAATATGAAATTCACCATATTCACAAAGTAAAAGACCTTAAAGGTAAGGAGCTTTGGGAACGTGCTATGATTTCAAAGAAAAGAAAAACGCTTGTTGTTTGCCATCAGTGCCACCAAAATATTCACCACCCAAAATGATGAGTTTTCTAAAATTGAAGAACAATGGAGAGCCGTGTACTTCGAGAGGGGTAAGCGCGGTTCGGAGAGAGGACTGGACAAACCTGCCATCGAAAGACGGTAAGGCGGTTCTTTCCTACTCTACAGTCTATATTATGCCAAGATTACAGAAGACCAAAATGGCATCGAAACCTATGGCACACCAAAGGTCCTGGCTAAAGCCATGACAGCGGAGCTGAGTGTGGAGCTGATTGAAGCGATTCTTTATGCAGATGACGGTGCGTCTGAAGTGGTCAAGGAATTTAAAAGTGGCGCACTGACACTTGGAATCGATGATATCGGGTCATTGGTAGCACAAGATTTGACTGGATGTAAAATCGATAGCAACAATGTCGTTGTTTCGAGAAGTGAAGATGGAGGAAGTCCGGTGGCAGTCGGGTTTCGTGCAAAGAAAGCCAATGGAAAGTATCGCTACTTTTGGCTCTACAGGGTTATTTTCTCTGTTCCTGCCACAACCCTTGCAACTAAAGGTGACTCCATTACTTTTAGCAGTCCCACCATAGAAGGTACTGTGTTTAGGAGAAACAAACTGGACGGAGAAAACAAGCATCCTTGGAAAGCAGAAGTGACTGAAGGAGATAATGGTGTATCAGCTTCAACAATCTCAAGCTGGTTCACATCCGTTTATGAACCGGACTTCACAGCGGTAACACCGACCATCACCATCACAACACAACCTGCAGGACTGACTGAAGTAACAGCCGGTAGCATTACAGGAAGCCTTTCTGTGGTGGCTGAGTCCAACACCAGCGATCCGGTAACCTATCAGTGGTATGAGAACACTATTGATAGTACAACAGGAGGCACAGCTATTAACGGAGAGACATCGGCCAGCTTTGATATTCCAACGGATCTTCTGGCGGATACCTATTACTATTACTGTGTTCTCAGTCTTGTTGGCGCCAGTGATGTAACGACAACCGTGGCTACAGTGATGGTATCTTAATGGGAGGTAAATGATTATGGCGGATGAAAAAATTAAAGTAGATGAGGTATCAGAAGAGAGAAGCACCACAATCAACATCGGTGGTACCGACTTCAAACTGATCTTAACTACAAAAGCGACAAAGGCGATTGCAGGGCGCTATGGTGGGCTTGAGAACTTAGGAGCCAAGCTGATGAAGACCGAGAACTTCGAGATGGCATTGGACGAGATCGTGTGGCTGATTACCCTTTTGGCGAACCAGTCCATACTGATCCATAACATCAGGAATAAGGATGAGAAGAAAGAACTCCTCTCCGAAGAGGAAGTGGAGCTTCTCACTACTCCCTTTGATCTGGCTGAGTACAAGAATGCCATCATGGCCAGTATGATGAAGGGGACCAAGAGAAATGTGGAGAGTGAACCCTCAAAAAACGTGGTGGTCGGGTAAGTGACGAAGAACTCTTTACCCGACTGATTTACTATGGCACAGCCCATCTCAACCGAAAAGAGGACGAGGTGTGGCTGATGCCTATTGGTTACCTGATGGATCTTTGGGAATGTCACAAGCAGTTTATTGGTATTGCAAAGCCAAAACTGGAGTTATTCATCGACGATGTTATTCCCTCATGGCTGTAGATGTCCTTTTGGTGCGTAAATAAACAAGTATATACGAACAAGAATGACAAGGTAAGATTTAGGATTGGTGCTAAGGATCTGCTTCAAATATCTTGACACTTTAAAATCTTTGGAAAAATACACCCAAAAGCTTGGAATACTACTAATTTAGAAATGTCGTAAATATTGCATTTATTTTCTTGGTAAAATTTGTAAAGTAAAATGAAGCGGGCTAAATCAAAAAAATAAAGATATCAAACAAAAAAAGACTATTTTTTAAAACAATCTACTTATCTGATGATAATTATCTCTATAATTTTTATATATTTTAAAATTCAAAAAACACAAATACTAAGCAGCTGACTTCCTAATTTCAACGGGAGTCTTTTTTGATTTGAGCTGCCTTCTTAGATTGTTGTATTTGTAAATAAATTCACCTATTACTTCTTTCGCTTCTTTTTTGGTTTTGAAGTTGTATCTACTGACGCATTCATTTTTTAAAGTAGCAAAGAAACTCTCGATTACTGCATTGTCCGAGGGTTTGCCTTTATCTGACATTGAAGGAACGATATTATTCATTCTTGTAAATTTATTATAAGTAGTGGTAGTAAATTGTGTACCTTGGTCACTATGAAGTAAAAGCGGGGTATCACCACTTATACCTTCCTT